CCTCAGTGTTACCCAAGAAAAATCTACTGACAAAACCACAAGAGTCCGAGTTGTGGTAGAATCAGAGACTGAATTCCAGTAGCAGGCCGTCGCTCACTTTGCTGTGAGCGGCGGTTTTTTTGTCGCGTCGGACGCGACTACATAGGCACGGATGCCAACCCACGTTCACCTGGGAAAGTCTTGCGAGACGGTGATCAGCTAGCGGCTAGCTCTGTGCGCCGATTGTGACCCATCGGAGGGGTCGGCGTACGACACACTGCCCCTCCCGCCAGTCCGTGATGGGTAATGCGTGGCAATGGTTTTTCCGATACCCACGTTGTGCTAGGGGTCGGTACGCCCACAGCGAAAGCTACTGAAAGAAATCTGGTGTCTCATGGATCAAAAGGATCAAGGAAAGACAGCCGCGAACACAATGCTCGCGGTTCAAACAGTTGTCTTGTGTGCTGCCGCTGCTGGTGTGTTTCTGCAAATGGGACGCAGAGACCAGACCATGACAATGAACTCACTCCACATTTCGGAACTTCGTTCGATCACGCAAGACCTGGTCAAGTCGCAAGTGCTGTCTGAGGCAAACGACGCCAACCATTCTGGCATGATTGCAGACCTCAAGCGAAGGGTCGAGGGGTTATCTGAAAGGGGCGACGGCTGATGGAACACATCACCACTGTGATCATCAGTATCGCAGGCCCAGCGATCCTCGGCGTATTTGGTTTTCTCTGGCGCGTGAACAGCAAGATCTCCATTCTTGAGCGAGACATCAAGGCCCACGACTTACGCATACGCAACAACTCCAGCCAACTGTCCAAGCATTTCGACAAGGCTTTTACCATTCGGAAGAACGTCGAATGATGATAGTACGCACAATAGCATTGCTGATTTTGTTGTTGAGCGCATGTTCTGTAACACCCAGGGTGTCTGCACTCACACCAAAATACGTCCCGGAGGTGACTAGTCCGCCGGGGGAGCCGCTAGCGATGCTGTCATGGATCTCGGGACTGAGCATCCTGGGCGGCATCGCGCTTCTTGTTGTGACCAGCGGTCGCAAGGGCAAGTGGGCAATCGGAGCGGGGGTCGGATTGATCCTGCTAAACCTTCTGATTCACAGATTCGACAACTACCTGTTCATACCAGTCCTGGTTTGCACAGGTCTTATATCAGCGGTGTGGACATACAAACTCATCCGCCAAACACTCACGGAGAAGAAAAACAAATGAGCGCATTCCTCGGAACTATTTGGTTCATGATCATCGTCGGCGCTGCTGGCTTTGTCGCTGGCATGGTTTTCAAGAAGCCCTTTCTCAAGCTGATCACGGGTGGCAAGTATGCTGGATAAGATTTACCGATTTCTTCTTGACGAGCAGGGGTCGATTTCTGCTGAGTACACCGTTCTGACCATGGTCATGGGCGCAGGCTCCATTGGCGCTGTCGCGTCTCTCCGAGATGGCCAGATTGATCAGTTCACCATCGCAGAGGAAAGACTCTCCATCGAGAGCGATTCATCTGGCGCCAACACTGGCGGTGGTGGTTAATGAAAAACATCCGGCGGGGCCGATGACTTGAGTGATGGAAACACGACGCAAAGCCAAAATCGCCGCCATATCCTGTACGCATTCTCCGTTCACACCACCGGAGACGCACAACTGGATTCTTGATCAGATATCTAACATCCCCGATTTGACGCATTTCGGGCATCTTGGGGATGTTTTTGAGTCCAGCGCAGCGTCTGTCCATGCTCACGAGGACACTCACACGCTAGAAGATGAGTACGAGCATGGGGCCAACTTCCTGAAGTCGATCAGAGAAGTGCTGCCCAATGACTGCAATCGATGGATAAATACAGGCAACCACGACGATAACATTCTAGCCAGCGATCCCAGGCGTATACCGGCATCGCTACGCAGTCTGGTGGATTGGCGTAACCACCCAGAGTTCGGCGAGGAGTTCCAGCAGTGGTATTGGGTGCCGTATGAGAAGTCCTCAAAGGGTGTTTACAAAGTCGGGCAATGTCTTTTCTACCATGGGTTTGACTGCTCCATGAACAGCGACGAGCTAGAGGGCCTGCAGATGATGAACTGCAGTAGCTGGCTCCCACACGGTCTGACGGTGCGTGGGCACACGCACAGGCCCGTGGCGCCTACACAGAGCATGAGAACCAGGAAGGTGCCCCTGCCCTTCTGGTATGCCAACGTGGGCACCTGCGGCCCTCTCAAGCCCAATTACGCCAAAAGAAAAGACACAAGCCTGTGGGGGTCTGCGATAATCTTGATCGAGTGCATCTGGGACAGGCCGTCCAAGCTGAACGGTAAGTGTTGGGAAGCCGAACTGATAAGGATGAATGGATGATCACGCCAGCAGAGAAAATGAAAACCGAGGTCTCCAAGCATGTGAAATACTGGATGACGGAGTTTGACCTGGACAAATGGCAGGTATCTGGCGTTATGTTTGACATAGCAATGGACTTGCTAATGGTTATCGAAGTAGATGACGATGAAGAAGACGAGTAACCCCCTAACCACGAGGTGAAACATGGCTAAACGAGGACTGTACGCAAACATCCACGCCAAGCGTAAGCGAATCAAGGCTGGCTCTGGCGAGAAGATGCGGAAGCCAGGATCGAAGGGTGCCCCGACCAACAAGGCATTCGCGAGATCTGCTAAGACTGCCAAGAAGCGACGCAAGTAATGGCCAAGAAAACTCCAGCCTGGCAGCGCAAAGCAGGCAAAAACCCTAGCGGTGGCCTCAACGCCAAGGGGCGTCGTAGCTACAAAAAGGGTACACTGAAGCCGCCAGTCAGCGCCAAGCAGGCTAAGACAAGTAAGAAAGCCGCAGGGCGTCGCAAGTCATTCTGCTCTCGCATGTGCGGCATGAAGTCTAAGCTGACTAGCGCTAAGACTCGCAGAGATCCTAACAGCAGGATCAACAAGGCGCTGCGTAAGTGGGACTGTTCATGCTAGATTTTCTTTGGCGAAACCGGGTTAGAAAAGAAATCGGCCTGTGGTGCGAGCATGTGCTCGACCGCCCGTCGAAGTTCTTCAACGGACTTGCTCCGTGCCCGTACGCCAAGTCTGCCTGGAACACTGGCAAAGCTAAGTTGGTATTTGGCAATGCTAGCGATGTAAACAGAATCATGACTTGCTGGGACGACAAGCACGATCTTGTCATACTCGTTATCAAGAACGAAAAGGAGTTTGACCGTGTCGCGTGGACCTGCAAGGTGCAGAACACACGGCACGCTGACTCAGATCTGTACGCTATGGATTTCGTGCCAGGCGAAGGAATCGACAGTGGCCAGCCAGACGATGAGATGATGGACTGGCCACATGTGATTGAAAAAGATTACGCGATGGTTTTTGTGCAAAAGATCTCTGAACTCCACAAAGCCAGCGCCTCCCTTGAACGCAAGGGTTATTACACCAACTGTTCTCCAGAGTTCAGAAACTACGTTCACGAAAGGAACGATAAACATGCGCGGCAAGAAAAAGACTATGAAGAAAAAGGGTATGGGCATGAAGAAGAACGGCAGCAAGAAGATGCCTGCCGCGCTGGCTAAGAAGCTGGGCAAGAAGCGTAAGTGACGCGAGTCTAACTTCGCACTCAGGAGACACGCATGGCAGGCAATCAAAGAGTACCGTACATCAGTGGGATGAAACTAGCGTCTGATTTCGGTTGTAAGTCTACGGATGGCACGTCGGTTCTAGGAGCTGGCGGCTCTTTGTTGCACAAGTCTGCAATCGACGCGGCTGTGGAAGCCGATGAAATGATGTTAATCGATACAAGCGGCGCGTCTGCGATGGTTATGAAACCATTGATGCGTGATGTCCCAACATCAGGCAGTGGCACTAACAGGCCCACACTGCACTTTTACGGGATTATCGCTTCTGACATTCACGGAAACGTGAAAAACAACCCCAACCCATACCTGGCGATTGCTCTGGAATCGTGGGGTAACACGATTTCTAGCGGAGTACCTACTGGAATATCGACAAACGATCCAGTTGTTTCTGCAAGCGGGTATGAGTTTTATTCACACGATGATTGGGACCATGGCATTGCGGTCAACTCTGACATAGTGGTTCTCAATACCAGGCTTGCAAACCAGGCCGTCCTAGATAACTGCCCTGACTTGCAAGAGAGTTCATCTAGCAATGCCATCAGTGATGTGGGATCGGACGCAGACGATTCTTATTTTGCTTTTTCTAATTCGGCTGCGTTGTTCGATACGATGGCGGTCACTTTCAGCAGAGGCAGTATGAGCAGCGGCATCGGAAACCTTTACTACAGCCTCCTGTACCACTAAACGGAATACAAAATGTCCAACAACCAAAGACCTCCATATCTCGGACCACTGACTCTGGCACACGACAGTGGCATAGACGCGATCAGTAGCTCGCCTTTTGGTGATGGTGGCTTGTTCCGCAAATCGACAATCGACGCTGCAGTGGACGCTAATACGTTGTGCGTAATTGACACAGAAGGCGCGTCAAGCATGATTGTCAGATGCGTCATGCGAGACATTGTTTCTAGCGGCTCAGGCACTTCTAAAACCATGATCAACTTTTTTGGGTTGATCCCATCAGGCGAAAACGGAGAGTCAGACAGTTTAGACAATCCCTGGTTAATGTCCAGAACTGAACTGTATCGGCTCACTCCAGCTAGCGGCAACGTGACTGGCACATCCTCTTCACCGCCGGTGGTATCGCCTTCCGGGCATGAATTTTTCAGTCACCATGATTGGGACACCGGAGCAGTTAGCACTGGCCGTATATGGATCTTGAACTCCCGTCTGGATGGCAACGGCGATCCCAACAAAACTGCTTCCACGGCTGCGATTTCAGAAGTTGCTAGCACCGACGACGAGGGCTACTTCTGCTTTATCAATTCAGTTGGGGCATTCAACAAGTTCGCATTTGACTACGAGAAGGGCAGTTTATCTGCCGCAAAACTGAACCTGTACTATTCGCTGATTTACCATTGATGGCAAAAAAGAAGCGCAACTACCGTCGTGAGTACGACACCTACCACGCGAAGCCTGGTCAGAAAAAAGCTAGGGCTAGCCGTAATGCTGCACGTCGGAAGTTGTCAAAGTCAGGAGCAGTTCGCAAAGGTGACGGCAAAGAGGTAGACCATAGGAACGGTAACCCTCGCGATAACAGGCGCAAAAACCTTCGAGCCGTTAGTCGGCGCGTCAACAGGAAGAAGGGCTAACCATGGCAATTAGCGCTACAGAAATTCAAAAGCAAGTGTCATATTTTCTTGGGTATGGTTTCACTGCCACCCCTGGTGGAGATTTGACATCGCTCGTCGCTAGCATCGTAGATCAAGCTACAGATGTTTTCACGCAAGCAATAGAAAGCCCGCTGGGCAAACCGTACCAAGACCAACCGCACAGGTGGTCATGGCTTCGCGGCACAAAAACTATTGTCATCGACGAGCCCGTGACGTTCTCGCAGGACGGGGCTGCTGGTTTCAGGTTGCACAGCAACGTAGCTGGCGAGCAGTGTCCACAGATCGCCAATGGAGTCCTGACTCTTGGACTCGACTCGACTACCGAGTTCGACAAAATTAACAGTGGCACCTTGCAGTGGATCAAGAGCAACGAATGCATCATTCAGATCTCAGGCATAGGCTCGAACGTAGACGGATATCACACCCCTACCGCCGTAACCATGGCTAGCCCGGATGTGACAGTCACTCTTGCTGATACATCTTTGACTGTGGCAGAAGGCGACGTTGCCAAGGTCGCTTCAGGCACACAGAGCGGTGTGTCGTATACGTTTTACAACGCATACGCCTCTCCGACTGACGGCAAAGACAGAGTGGCTGGCTACATGACGCACCAAGCCAACTCAGGCGAGGCTAACGTGGACATCATCAACATTGGCGCCTTGCGCGACATGTACGCCGCCGAGTCGGTCTATTCTGACGCACCCAGGTTTGTGGCCTATGACCCGACGAAGCAAGACTTTCAGTTTTTTCCACTGCCAGACAAGAAGTACGTTCTGGACTATGAGTTCCAGGACACGAGTGTTACCTCCAGCTCCATCCCTGACAAGTACCAGGGCGTGATCCTGCTGGGGGCAATGGCAATTGCTGAGAACTTCACCGAAGGGCCCAGCACTGGAGAGTTCCGCAAACAGTACGACGCCGCGATGCGGACGGCTATCCAG